TATAATATACCCAGTTTGTATCGCTATCAGTAGCTTCTAAATTTATCAAAGTCATAAATTAACAACGGTGCAATGAGGAATTTCTAAACCTGTGCGCCATGGATCGATAACAATACTATTTGGATTATAATCAAAATTTCTTGTCCAATCATGGTGATAGCTTACAAGATAAACAACTGGCTCGTTGCCCACATAGTTAATAGTATTAAGTGGATCATGATAAAATAATTTACCACCTAACTCTTCAACATAATGACCAACAAGTAATGCATAACTGCCATCACGGTTAGGCACATTTACCTTATAACTTTGACCTAAAATTACAACTGGCAATTTGTAACTGCATAAAACTTGTGCCATATTACGTGCTTGTGCTTCACGTGCTAGCATAATATCGCCAAAAATATCATAGCCAAGATTTAATTCATTTGCTAACCAACGCAGTGCAATATTATCTCGTGGATGACACGCACCGCCATCACCTAAACCAGCAGTCATATATTTGTGGCTCATGATACGGCGAGTGCAATCTGCGAGTGCGCTTGTAATATTGTCAACATTCATATTGCCAATGCGTTGCGATACATCATAGATTGTGTTTACAAGTGCTAATTTTGTGCTTGCAAATGTGTTATAAAAAATTTTAATTGCTTCTGCATCTTCCCAACTGCCCATTTCATAACGGCTATTCGGAACACAGCAAGTGTTATAAATTTCATATAACTTTTCTACATTTGGATTATTGTTGTGACCAATAATAATCATTTCTGGGTCAATAAAATCTGCTGCAACAGTACCAACTGCAATAAGATATGGATTATAAATGATATCAGGAATAATAGGCGCAAGTTCACGACGAACAGTGCCAGGCAATACTGTAGAAATTAATACAACCTGTTGATTTGGCGTTTTATATTGTGCAATTGTCGCCAATACATTTTTCACAATGCTATAATCAAAATCTTTAACAGGCAAGTGACTTGTTGGAGTTTCTCCACCATATTCTTTTTCATGTGGTGTAGGAACAGCAACAAAAATTACATCACTGCCTTCAATACAACTGTTAATAGTTGCTTTAAGTGGAAAGTCTGCAATGACTGGACCTATGTCATATCCAACCACGCTATAATGTTTACTCATAACCGTTGCACATGGCAAACCTAATTTTCCTAATCCTATAACTGCAATCTTAAAATTATTCATCTTTACTCCCAAAATTTTTACAATTATTAAAGTGCCATCTTTTCATATTAGACACGCCGCCGTATCTACGGCAGTGTGGACATTCAATAATTTTTTGTTTTTTATTAAATGCCCAGTGTCTTTCTCCAAATTGTGCCAAAGACATTTTTTGTTTTGTTTCTTCGGTAATAATTTGTTTTGCTCTTGCTTTTTTTATCTTATCTATAGTAATTTGTGAATGTTTTAGATTTTTTCTCCAACTCATATCTTGTTTTGCACGTGCTTCTTTAATTTTTCTCTTGTGTTCATCAGATTTAGGCTTTCCTTTATTAGAATAACTTATCTTCTCTTTTGTTGTAGATGACATAATTCTATTATTAATTGGTGGCGCAGCAACATCATTTTCATTTAAGAAATCTTTACGCAAAACAACCTTCATTCTTTTTAAAACTTTAACTTCCCAGTTTATTGCTTCCTCTTTTGTGGCAAATGTTTTTCTAACTTGTATAATATCTGGTTCACCATATAATTTTCTTATTTCACTTACATATGATGACGAAGTAAAGTATTTAATCCATAAATCTGTTGGATTGCAATTATTTGCATATCTGACACCATAATAGTACTTTTTTATTTTAGACCAACCAATTAGATAGGTGTATGGTATGTATGTGTTTTTCATATATTTATTTATTACCCAAACCAATCATTGATATTTTCATAAAGATATTTACTCGCCACCCCACCGCATAGCTATAAATGCTTGGTCTGCTTGATCACCGCCGCGTAATTCCCAATAAGGATCGCCATTATTAAATCTGTGTATGCAGAGGCAATCTGGATAGTTGTCAGCCATCCACTTCTTGAACTCCCAATTTATGCTATTATCGTCGTTAGAAAACCGCACACTCATATGCCAGCGAGTTGGTCCCAACTCGTGGACTCTTATTTTAGCCATTACGCAAATCTCATTACAAAAAAAGTATAGTCTTCTGGTGTGTTAAATCGCACAAACCATTGGTCATCGTCATCATCATCGCCAGCATATCGTTGTGCTTTGGCATTGAACTCGGTCAGCAGCACAACTTCATTAAATTCGCCTTTGCTCCGACAATACGTTGCAAAATTTTTCCACATGCTACCAGATTCTGAATTTCTATCAATCCAATCAAGCGGAATCCAAAAACCATTCTCAAAATTTAAATCAATCATTGCGTCTTCCAATGCACTACAAATAAAACTGCATCTTCACTGCTATTAAATGTCCAGTGTATGCCATCATTTTCTACGGGTTTCTTATCCCAAATTCCCTTGCAATTATCCATACACCATTTAATTTGGTCATAGGTTGCTCTTGATGATAGTGGATATGTTTTAATTAAGATGCTGACCATCGTGCTACAAATAATGATGCTATTTCCTTATTAGGAAATGTAATCCAATAACTTTTACCAGTAAAAGTATCTACTTTCCAATCCCTACCATACACACAACCTTGCTCTTCCATCCAACGAATAATATCTGGAACTGGATGTAATTGTTCAAATCCAGTTTCGTAATATAACCACTTATGAAGCATATCATCTGGTATGTCAATATCGTAAGTCATACAAATCTTAATGCAAAATATAGGATAATACCTTCATCAACCGTATCATCAAACTCACAGAAAAATCCACTGGCAACACGCTGACCTTTTGGTGTTATTACTGAGTGTTTAAGTCTCCAATGATTGCCCTCTGGCATATTGTCTAATCCCTCGGCTATAAGTCCGCTGTTGGTGACTGGTCCAACATTGCGTTCTAACCAATTCATAACTTTAGTTAAATTGTGCTTTTGATCTATTGCGATTACACGACTCATATAATCATTATAACCTAAAGGTCATAACTGTCAAGTGTTAATTGTAAATTAGCAACTGAAAGTTTATATTCACCGCCGTGTTTATAATACAGAATAAGTTCTTTATTATGCTTAAACCTATCCATATTTTTTATCTTATACTCTCTGCATTCTTCTATAGTCCAACTGCATATTTTTTGTAATTGGTCTACAGTTTTTTTAATTCTCAAATATGGATTAGGTTCGTTATCATAACTGTGATCTATTATATCATCAAATAAATCAAATCCTAATTCACGAATGTGCGGCAGCGTGTTTGCAACATTTAAGAATATAGGAACTTGCCCCCATGCAAAAGGTTTCATTGTTTTTTCTGATACAAAAGATAAGTTCCAGGATGTTGGAGAAATTTCCCTATCATAGGCGGTTTCCATTACATAATTTAAAAATGCAGATGTAAATCTGCTATCGCTTGGTATATGTTGTGCTATAAGATCAACCTCACCATCCAAATACATTGGTATTAAGTGTTTATATTTTTGTGGAACTAGCTCAAAATCCATATTACCATGTGGTGGTCCGAGATAAGTTGTACCTAAACTCATAAATCCATCATCGCTTATTCCACGCTCTAATATTTCAACTGTTGCTAGCTGACGATGTTCTTTTGGCATACGTGCTAAAGATATAAATTTTTTACTAGGCAAGATATCATGAACAGCATATTTTGCTAGGGCATCAATGAATACAACATGCCACATAGTTGCAAAACTAATATCATCATTAAGTTGATTAAATGCGGCACTTATGATTATAAAATCTCGTAAATTTAATCCTAATCTTTCACATATGCTGTCTATGTTATCTTTGAAATTATATCTGTAAGATGGTGCCTCAAGTATCGCATCAATTGCAATAATAAATTTTTTGTTATTTTGTTTACAATGTTGCTGATATTTTTCTAATAGTGGGTATAACCAATCTATATTACTGATAATAATTTTATTAATATTTTCTTTATCATACATTTCGCAAATTGCAAACATATCAATAACAAATAAAAATTTATTATTGAATATACAGCTATCTAGATAATGTGTTAATAGCGGTCTGTATCCACTATTTTTTGATGCAATTGCATAATTTTCATTTTCTATTATAATAGACATGGTAATATTTAATAAAAGAAAACCCCCTTTCGGGGGTATTCTTATTTCACCACTCACAAATTTCAAGGATGTTTTCGGGTCGGAATCTCAATTGATTCTGTTCAAACATAATACAGGCTACTTCAAAATTGCGGGCAATACAATCAAAAATACCGCCGCATTCCATCGCAAACACAAACCGTTTCATTTTATTAAACCTTTACCTTTGAGAAAAAACTACCAAGAACGAGTGATGCAAGCCAAGTTTCAAAATTCATAGGAATATTCAAAACAGGAAACATTGTATCCAACGCCCAAATCGTAATAAGTGGGCCAGCGATTACAAGAAGTAAGACAAACGCAATCCATCCAACTGCGCCAACAGTTTCTTTAATCAGATTAGCCATTTTTATACTCCCTTTACCATCATTGCATCATCATATCGTTCAAGGGCATGACCAAGTTCTTCATACATTGCACGATCAAGATTATCTGCATAATCACGAAGGTCGTTGGCGATATAATGAATTTCAGCAAGCGTATCTGCCTGTGAAATCTCAAGACGCTTGTGCCGTGCAAGAACAGACTCAATACGAGCGGCGAGAGCAGTTGCTTCATTGACAGTCATTTGATTTCTCCATTGCTTATATTACCAATATAACATAGATTTAGGGGTTGTCAAACACTTTTTTTAAGAAAGATGAGGAAATTATTCCCCATCCTCAACTTCTTCTACGCCATCTTCGGCATCATCGATATCGCCCAATTCTTCACTATCAAGCCATGATTCCATATCATCAATAATGCCCATTTCATCTAAGATATCGCTTGGAATACGCTCTTTGGCGTCTTCAATATCATCACCAATCTCATATTGGTCATCGCCATCTTCGCTAGTCCAACGACCACAGAAACTTCCACCTGGTTCATAGTAATAGGCATTGATATCAAATCCAGAGATATTATCATACCATTCAGTAGGCGGTGACCATGCAGTATCAAAGGAAAAAGTAACAGACTTGCTATCCTCTGACTTATCCATAGTATCTTCATCGACTTCGGAGATATCCCATTTTGTTGACCAGTTGTCTACACACCATTCATACCAACTCGGATAGCCAAACTCTTGCACATTGCGAGCCGCAATAGCATCACGCTTCGCCTCATAATCGTCACCAATAGGTGCTTCCTCAAGCAATTCGGGCGGCATAGGAAGAAATTCATTGAGCAATTTGCCAACTTTGGCAGCATTGATCAAACGGGTAATCTGTTCAGGGTCTTCGTGCGTAAAAGTAGCACGGTTGTAGCACCAATTTGGCATTAAAATCTCCTGTTTTTGAACTTATAATTCAATATAACATAGATTTATAGCTTGTCAAGCATTATTTTTTGGGGATATCATACCTATCCAGACCACGACCTTGTATGATGCTTTTAAGTTTTTTAGGATATTCTTTGCCCGTATCAGTATAAGCTACCAATTTTGGTACTAATTGTAAACCTATAACTGGTTGACCAGATTTGCGCAATTGTGCACGTGCATCACGGAAATCATCATATGCATCATGAGTATTGAGATTTGTCATATAGGCAGCAATACTTTGATTAGGTGTATCAAATGCACGATAACGCTCGCCATATGGACCTTCAACTCCGCCACTTTTAGCCCAACTTTTTTGACCAAAAAAAGCATTTGAACTTTGTGTTTTTGGATCACTGCCCCAACTACTTTCAATTGCTGCTTGCGCAAGAGCAATACTTGGTGGAATAATATCTACTTTTTTAAGAAGTTCGTAAAGATTATCTTCGCCATACTTTTCAACCATGCCTTTAACCCAAGCATTTTCTTCTTTAGATAATTTACCACCGCGTTGTAGGATTTTAATATCTGTTTGTAAACGACGACGATCTTGTGATATTTTAGCATTTTCTGCAGTTATCATTGGCAGTACAGTTTTTACAAATAGTGATACTCGTTCACCTGGTTGTAATTTATTGGTATCTGACAATTCTTTTGGAAAGTTAGGATTGATCTTTTTTTCTGCTTTTTGTGGTTCTATTTGTTTTGCAATGTCAGTTTGTTGAGTTTGTTGTTTTTGGGCCACAGCAACTGGTGCCTCTGGTGATTTTGGAGCATTTATGGCAGAATATCCACCAAAACCAAGACCACCTGCAACTGCACCTGCTGCTGCAAGGCGTTTTAGCCTATCTGTAATTGGACCTTCAACTAGTTCTTCATCATATAATTCATTAAGCAGCATTAAAATATTTATTGATTTCTAGTGCATTTTATAATAAGGTAGATTTTCTAGACTAAATACTATGCTTCCAAAATCACATGGTACGTGAAGCATGGCGACGATACTGTCAAATTGAACTTATGGAGTAAAAACCAAACGTTGCCTCAACAAATATTGATTATAATATAGGTTGAAAAATAATTAGACAAAAATCGTTGTCTATGATATAACCAAACATCTGAAAGGAAAATATAATGAAGAACTTTATTACAACTACTATGGCTCTATTGGCACTAACTGTTGCTGCAAATGCAACTGATCTACCAAGCAAGGCAAAGGCTCCTGCTGCTCCTGCACCAGTTGCTGCTGCTCCTGCTGCTAGCAATGATAGCTTGACTGTACAGTATGGTCAAGACCTTGCTAACAACTTCGGTGCAAAGGTTGATGATATCTATATCCTCTCCTATAAGCACAATCTTGGTGGCGGTTTCTCAGTAGGCGGTCAGGCTCAGACTACACAGGCTCCAAACGCTTTGCTTAAGCAGAACCTTGAAGCACAGGCTGGCTATGCACTACCTGCATTTGCTGGTGTAACTGTAAGTGGTAAGGTTGGCGTTGGCGAACGTTTCGTTGACACTGGCAACTTCCCATACTATGCACTTTATGGCAATGCAGACTATACCATTCTTCCTGGTCTAACTCTCAATGCTATTCAGTATCGTTATCGTAGTGCTGTTGACAATACAACTTATGGCTATCAGAGCCATCAGCTTGGAACTGGTGTAACTTATGACATCACTTCAAATTACAGCGTATCTGCAAAGATTGCTCGTAACTATGATACATCATCAAGCTTCAATGCAACTGGCGATGTATTCCAGGTTGGCTTTACTGCAAAGTTCTAATCTAATATAGATAGAATAAAGAAAAGGCGGGAATTTTTCCCGCCTTTTTTATTACGTAATACAAAATTTATTTTTTATTAAAGTATGGCACCCTCATGATAAAGACGAGCAAATTCCGCCATCGCATAAATGTTTAGACGCTTGCCAGTTTTGGTAGGAATTTTGCCGCCTGTGGCAATACCATATTGGCGACCACGTTCATAACACCATTGTGCATTGCTGTGTGTGGTTACATCCCACTTGTCATAATCTGGATCAAACGGACGACCAGCAAGTGCGTCTTGCACACCTTTTGTAAAATAACGGTTGTGAAGAACCGTAGAGATTTTACCTTGACGTGTATTTGCCTGTGCCATTGAATTATTCCTTACTTGGAAAGGATATAAGGTTTATTCCACTTGCCGATATTGACATCAACATACCATCCAATATCATAGTAATCCGATTGGACATCGCT